TTAGCCTAACCGCGCGCTGCGGCGCAGACCCGTGGACAAAGGCAGCGAATAGCCCACTAGACAAATTTGATCCAGCGCGAACAGCACGACAGATTCAAGCCCCTCTGCTTGCGCCAGCCGCACCTCCTTGAGCCACGCGGTGGAGGGATCGCTGACGCCTACCAGATGACTCCGCTGGGAGCGGGTGAATCCATAGCTATCCGCGTAATTGATGGATGTAACACACAGGTCTAAGTCGCGAGCGGCGGTGTAAGTGAAGTTTTCCGTTTTGAGGCAATTCAGATTGGCAGGCGTCCAGTCGGTGGTTGGATAATTGATGACGCTGGTGAGCGGGAAAGCGTTGACGTCGGGAGGATACAACACCTCGAACCGGCAACTCGGATAGGTGGCGCGAACGAAGCTGCGTATCTGAGCGGTGAAGCTGCCAATCAAGCCCGGCAGGAAAATAGCTTCCTGCGGAACGGTTGAGGGATCTATGGTGTTGCTCGTAATCACGGCCATGGGCTGGCCATATTGCGCTTGGAAAGTGCTGGTGGTGTAAGCATCGTAAAACGGCATTCCGGAGCCATCGTCGGGAAAGTACCACCACTGTACTTTGCCGAATTGCAGATACGGAGTTAGTCCCGCGGCAGTCAGCACGGTCGCCATATCAAGGTAGACCTGTTGCCAAAAAGCAGCGCTGGTGGGCGAGAAGTTGGTCTGCAGCGCGGGGGTGCTGACGATGACGGCGACTCCGTCGGGATAGACTTGCGCGATGCCGGCGCCAGTGGATGGATCGCCATTGCCGAGTTCCATGCTGAATGACGCGGTGGCATCGAATCCATAGCCGGCCAGGGCCGTAAAATAACTCTGGCTCCAGTCGCGTGCCGCTCGGTTGATGCGGGGAACCACTGCGAGATCGGTATACCAATTGCCGTCCACGCCACCCGCAAGGGCGGAGCCAGAGGTGGTGATCGTCAAGCCGGTGGTGTTCGCACTGGTCGCGAGCGTGATCTCGTTGCCCTGCGTGCCCATGGCCCGCGAATAAATCGTGAGCTGGCTGCCGCTCGATTGCGCCCAAACTCCCGTGTAGCCGTTATTCAGCTGAATGGCGAACGCCAACGCCAGCGTCTCCGTGGTGTCGCCGATCAGATTCAAATGTTCGATGATGTTGTCGCTCGAAGAAGGTTGACCGACCGTACCGAGAATGATCTGAGTAATCAGGTTCGGGTCCGGTGATCCCGAGAACGTAACCGTCGCTGACGCGTATTGCTGGCCGACGCAGTTTAGCTCATAAAACCACAGCGCGCCCGCGTAGTGATTTACGCGAGCCCGAAAGCCAAGAGCATAAATCATGCCGGCCGTGCGTTCCGGCGCCAGCGCGAGGGAATGGTTGGTATCCCAATCCGTAGCCGCCGCGAGCTTGATCTCCACTGTCTCGGTGGGCAGGGTGGTTGACAGGACGGCGATCTCAAAAAAGTCAAAATAAAAGTAAGTTCCGCTCGCGCCTACCTGCGTTACCGTCACCGTATGCGATCCCGAGCTGAGCTGGCCGAGTAGAGTTCGAATCAGAACGTCTTCGCTGGGAACATCCAAATTCACTGTGAACGGGCTCCCCGCGTCGACAACAATAGAAATCACAGTACCGGGATCTAAGAGCCTGGTTGCTAAGTAGAGAGAGTGGTCTTGCGAAAAAGTGTAAGTGCAAGTAATACTCGATCCAACCGCGCTCGTGTAATGAATGCTACCTCCCGAATAGTTTCCACCCTGGCTGGCCCACGTTCCCGTATATTGCACTTGACTCGAATCGTCTTCGATGCGCTGGCTTCCCGGGCCGGCGATCGAGTAACCCTGCCCGGTGCCAGTGACCGTCCAGTTGGATACCACCACTTGGAATTCGCTTCGCACGAAGGCGCCTGCCTGAAGGGCGGCTGAGTAAGTCCAGCGCAGCTTCCGGATCGCGGTGGCCGGAACGACGCCGAGCACCGGATCCGTCAGCGTCGCGAAAGGCAAAGTGATTTGCCACTGGGACGGCGACGTTCCACCCGAAAATAAACGAGAAACAGCGTCCCATTGCTCGGTTTGGCTGCCAGAAACATAGGTGTACGCGCCGATTATGTTGCCATTCGCTCCAGTGGTGCTGCTGGTGGGGAGGCCCGTACCAAGGTACGTAATTGTGATTGTCGTGCCGGTTGAAGTGGCTTGCATGGTCGGCGAAAACGCATTGATGCCATCAACGATATTCTGAATCGCAATGGCCAGCGTGTCGCCGGAATTCATCAGATAGGGATAATGCTCCGACAGAAATGCAATGCCGACATAGTCGCCGGTAGTAACTACCCCGATTAGCGTGAACTGAACGGTCGCGCTTTGATAACTGCCCTGGGTGGGGGTCGCATAACTCGTCAGCGGGATTTGGTAGATTTGTTCGCCGCTCCCGTTGTTAGCCCAGACTCGAAGAGTAGGCCAATTGACCGTGGCATATAAATCGGAATCCAATGGAATGCAGTTTTCCCGCGTCTCCTGGTAACTCAACGTCAATCCGCTAAGGTCGCCATTGGGCAGGGAGCGAAAGGCGGGGTGTTCGAAAACATTGTCGCGATTCCACTCGATCACCGCCCAGTCGAACTGCTGTCGCCAGGTGCCCGATACCGTAAATCCTGTTGCGCTGGTTGAACTCAGAGCGGCGATCGCTGACGGCTCGTAGAAGTAGCATTGCAGATCCCCATCGGGCTGCAGCATTTGCAAAGTGGCGGGCATGTTTCAGAATGTCTATAGTCGAATCGTCACGGTCAAGTCCGAGCCAGGCTGCGTGTTTGCGGTTTGCACCACGGACGTAATGTTCAGGCCAAGGATCGCTTCAGCCTGGAGCGGCCCGAGCGCAAAGCCGTCCACAACATTCGATACCGTGGCGCCCATGGCGATGGTAAGCTCGCAATAAACATTTCCGTTTAGGGTCACCTGCATGGTTACGGCGGCTCCGGTGGGTGCATCCTGTACCACAGCGGAGACGTCGCGGACCGAACACGAGGTGTCTACCACAAGCGGGGGCGCCGCGTTGGTTTGAATCGCCAGAGGACCCTCGATTTGAATTGTCAGTTGTCCGCCCAGGAGGCTCCGAAGCCCCAGGTCGGTGGTGTTAGTGAACGATTCGGCTGCCACGCTGCTGTTGCCTCTTGAGTTAGTCATGAACAGCTCGCCGGCCGCGATCCGGACATCGGGAATGGTGATCGGAAACGCATAGCTCCCGCTCGCCGGACTCCCAAAAAAGTCCTCAGCGAACGGCATGATGAAGATCTTCTCCTCAAGAAGGTAGACGCCAGTTTCAGCGGTGTGAGCCACAGCGGTGGTTCCATGCGTGGCCCGAGTGACTGGAATAATCGTGCTGTTCGTCAGGTTCTGCTGGATGATCATGACCTCCGCATCAATCTGCAGCAGATCACCGCTGGAGGCCGACACCGCCGTAGCGACGCTGACTGAAACGTCGCTCACGCCCATTGCAGTGCTCAACAAGATTGTCGAAGGCCCGTTCAACTCGTCCCAATACGCCAACGTCAACGTGCCAGCCGTGATGGATAACGTATTGTCCAAGCTCGCGAACGCGATTCCCAGCACCTCAACGCTGCCGGCGCCGATCGGGTAGAGGCCGAAAACGGGCTGTCCTGAAACGGCGGTATCGACTTCCGAGCCCGACGAGCCCGTGATGGTCCACCGGGTTAGAGGCGACAATGCATACGCGCATTCCTGGTTCAAAACATTCGCGGACAACCCAGAAACGTGAATCGTTATTCCTTGACGGTTGGGCACGGCAAAGGAGACCGGCGTGGCGTTGCTGGAAGCTCCAAACTGCCAAGTAGAGTCGGCTATTAGAAAATAGCTCGTGGTATCCGGCGGGACGCTCCAGCGCGTAGTGATAGTAAGTGTGGTGGCCGAGTTGGATGCTATCGTCTGCTCCTGCCCTGCTCCGGTCCCCATGGTGATTCTCACGGTGGCGCCGTTGTAGAGATTCACCACCATGTTCAGCGCGCTACTGCCGACTGTTGTCGCCGAGAATATACTTACTTGCTCGGGAGGTTGCAGTTCCAGGCGCCAATTGAAGTTGGCGTGATCGTAATTGGGGTCTGGTGGACCCTGCAACGATGCAGTTAGTCCGGAGTCGACAAACTCACCGGCGATCGCCTGGGCGCTGGCGATCAATAATACCTGGGTAGGATTAGGGCCGCGATAAACATTAAAAGAGACAGCAGCCGGCGAAAAGCTAAGACTCACAAGAGTAACTTGGTTGGTATTGTCACCTGCTGGAACGTTCACCGTGGCAATAAATGAGAGTCCCCCTTCGGCGCCGTTTACATCATCCGCGCTGATTCCGTAATACAGAACTTGGCCTCCCGCCAAGGTCCCCCCAGTATCATTCACTTGAGCGTTCAACCCCATCAGCGGTATGCCCGCCGAGCTTGTCGTCGGCTTATCAGGAACCGAGAAGGAGACCGACAGACTCTCGGTAACGGCGCCATCCGTGCTCTCGGTGGAGGATTCCACGATTCCAAACTGTTCCACCCCATTGCTATCGAGCACGCTGCCCACCAGCGGCCGAGGAATTCCGACTGCGGAGGGAGCCTGAAATCCCGAGCCTCCGGCTTCCGAGTTGACTATCGTGTACCAATCGTCGTCATGGATCTGCGCGGTAATGACAGCCGTAATATAATTGATGCCCGGGGATAGTTTAGTAATGCGGAATGGTTGCCGGCTGTAGCCTTGCCTGGCGTAAGTCAACGTGATGATGTCGCCCGGCCTTAACCCCACCCCTTTTACGCTGGTCTCAAACTGGACATACGTATTACCGTACACCGACTTATATAACTGGAGCGCCGCTGCTCGGTTCGCCTGATCGAAGTTTGGAAGGCCGAGCACCGTGAGCGCGGTCGTAACGGTCTGGCCAGTTAGTAACACGTCATCAATATCTACCAACGATAAGCTGTCTTGTTGGTAATCATTAAACTCGTCTTGGAACTCAACCGTATATTGGTTCGGAGAATTGGCGATGCTCTGCGACGTTACCGTGAGCGAGGGCGTCCCATTGGCGCTCCGCACGATGCCCGAAAACGCATCATCGCCAAATTCGTAAGCCGGCCATCCGCCATCTAACTCTTCGGTGCCATTGCTGCTAGCCGATTGCGTTGGCTGCTGGTTCGCCAGCGTGTCTTCCGCATTGAGCTGAATAAGACCATTCAAATCAAAAGTGAGGTACATCGCCGAGCCGTTCCGAATGCCGCGAACAATGTCGCCGGCGCTCCGGCTCCCCGTCAACAAGAGGTTACATTGATAGCGCGGAATCGTCGTGCTGTTCCCGTTCACATCAACTGTGGGGATCAGCGCATTGCATCTCAGCGCGACAGCCGAAAAGCTGGCAAGGTCCAATTGCGACAGGGTCCAGCCGCTGCGCAGCAGCGCGTCGAGCATCACCCAAGCCGGATTGTTAGTGAAGACATTGCTTATATAGTTGCCATTGGAATCGAATTGCGCGACCTGGAGGCCTTGAATCAGGACCTCGATGTCGGGTAGCGATGTTCCATTGGAAATCGAGTTGGGCACCACCACCGACATGAACGCCATGCTGCCGTAGGGATCGCCCAACGGTTGCCCTAAAGAATTACTGAAGTCCGGATTGAAGCTGCCGTTCCTGGTTCCGTAACTGATGACGTTGTACCAACCCGTCGCCGTCATATTCGTTCCATTGACGCCGACCGGAATCTGGGTATTGTTCACAATCACCGTAACAACGCTGGTGATCTGTCCGCTTCCCAGCAGCACTTCGAAGTGCGTGAGATTTCCATCGTTGAGCGCGAGCACAATCGGCGGCTGAATCCATCCGGTGCCGTAGATCAGCGGAACGAAGTCGTTATAGAGCGCTTGGTTCGGCAGAGGGCTGGATAATTGCGATGTCTTTGCGCCATAGGTACGCACAATGATCGACGCCGGCACGAATTCGATTCCGCCGAATCTGCGCGTCACATTATTCTGATTGTCCGTGCTGAACATCCCTCGCTGCGTGCATTGCGCACGCGAGTAATCGCAGGTGGTGTAGGGGACCCCCGCATTCATGTTTCCCACGCCGCCGGACTGATCCGGTGAATATCCGCATTGATAGAACGGCGAGAACACTCCTAACGTTCCGCCACTTACGGCCTCCTGTCGTTGCGCCGCGGTGCTTGGAAAGTTCCAGGGGCACGTCTTTTGAATGCGGACCGCCGGTAAAAATACCCTCTGTAAGTTCAGCGTGTTAGTGAAACTGAGACGTAGAGTCGACTCGGTAGATTGATCCGGCGGGTTTGCGATTCCACGGAACACTACCTGGCTGTTCGACGCCACCACTTGATTCGTCAAGTCGAAGAACAAGAAGGTGACTACCAGGTTCGAGCCTTTCCATCCGATGTTCTGCTCAATCGAGGATAGAAATGAGTCTGCGTTGGCGAGTGTGATGGAGACTGTGGAAACGCCATCTGTGGCGGCTTCCGGGCTGGAGTTCAAATCGAATATATTGTGCTTCAGCACGCGGCTCAGGTATTGCTGGCCATTTACCGTAACGCTGTGAGTGCTCCAGTACTGAACGTCACCGGTTGGCAGCGTGCAATTGAACAAGAGCAGGGGCGTTCCGGGAACCTCCAGCTCCTTCAAAACGTCGATCGTCGTCATGCTGCGAGAGGCTCTCCGTTCTGGCGCGTCAATACAGATTACTGATTAAGCCGATCTGACAAGAATGCTGGTTCGGCGCGGTCGCGCTAACTGAGAGTAAGTCGGAAGAGAACCGCGTGTTTGAATAGACGCCGCCGAGATCGATGGTCTGCTTGTAGAGTCCCGCCCCTGGCTGTGCTTCCGCCTGAGCGCCGAATGCATCCACTTGGACGCCCGCCGGCAACTGCACGCCGAAGCCGATCCCGTCTTGCACAACCGAGAGGCTGCCGGAGGCCGTCACCCGCGTCCACGAGGCGCCGGTGGTGACGGCCGTTAGAGCGACTTGTCCGGTCGCCGTCACAACCAGCTGGATCGTCGCAGGCACTGCGCTCCGCACGTACACGCTGTAGCAGTACACAAACGAGCTTGGTCCGCTTGTGTTCTGGATGATCTGTTGCGTGCTCTGCCCAGTGTTCGTGAGCTGCATCGCGTTGCTGCCCCCGAACGGGTCCGCTATTCCGCTGGTGACCTGGAGCAAGGGACCAGGCGTCCACACCGACTGCGTCCAGTCCTCGCTCCACATCAACAAATTGTCGGTAGGATCTAAGAACGTAAACGTGTTCAGTTGACCTTCGGAAGCTTCAAACAGGCTTTCGAGCGCAGCCCGCTCGCCATCGGTGAGATCCGAATATACTAACCGCCACTGCACCTTTTGGTACCCGGTATCGCTCATCCGGATAGTGAATCCGCTAGGAAGTTGATTGGCGACAGTTCGTAAATTGACCGTGCGGGTAACTGGAAACTGAGTCACTGCCCCACTGGTGAGCTGCGGATAGTAAAGCATCTCAGCCTCCGTTTTCCACGACGGTGAGTGAGGTTTCGCCATCCCATTCGCCCACCAGCACAGCCGTCATGCTATCGCTGGCCAAGCTGCAGCTTGGATAGTTCGTGCCATCTAGGGGATCCGTGAAGGCGAAATCTCCGGCTGGCCCGGCGATGGCGCGGAAGAATTCCTGCAACGTTTGCAACTCGCTTTGGTCCAGCAGACTAAGTTGAATCACCCAGCTGTGCAGCACCGCTTGGTAATTGCAGAAACGCTGTTCGGAGCCGTCCACAAATTGCAAGGCAGTTGTCGAGAATTGGAGACCGCGTGGGGCCGGATACTGCATGACTGCCCCGGTCTTCAATGTCGGAAAAGTGCTCATAATTCTATAGGCTGGAAATTACGTCATTTATCGAATTAGAGTTCAGAATGGCCTGTTTCACCGCATTTGCTATGTCATCGCTATGATCGAGAAACGATTGGCTGTCCATCGCGTTCACTTGCACGGTGATCTGTTGTGAGGCGCTGGAGGATTGCCCGCGCGGCTGGCCTGTGTCTCCATAACTAACCGGAACCACTTGGCCGGGCGCGCTCGCAGTCAGCCCCGCATTCGATTGCACCGGCGACGGCAACATAAACGGGGCAGGCACAGCGAGCGTCTGCCCTCCGCCCCCGAACAGACTCAGAAGTCCGGTAATCAAGGGCGACAGACTGCTCAGCCCCCCACCCAAAAAACTCGACGCAGCGCTCGCAACTGTACTGCCGACGGAAGATCCGCTGCTCGTCTTCGATGTGCTGCTCTCGGTAAGCGCTTGGGTATTATCTTGCAGCGCGCTGATTTGCGATTGTTGAATGGAGGTGAGAGAGCCGACTTGCGTGGTTAGAGAAGTTAGCTGCTCGGTAAGATCGGAGGTGCTGCTTTGAGCCAGCCCGGTCACACTGGAACCGCCCGAACCGCTGCCGCCGCTACCCGTGGATGCGGCTAGTTGTCCGAGTAAGTCGCTTCGCGAGGCGCTACCAGCACTGCTCGCCGGCAGTAGGTCCTCCCACTTACTTCCGGCCATCGTTGTTTTCCGTCCTCAATTCATTCTCCAAGACAAAGATCGCCTCCACCAGCCGCGCGGGCAACTCGTAAACGCTCCCGGCGCCAAGCAGCTTCCAGGCATGAAACTCCTCCAGCAGCGCGATGCTCTCGGCTGTGATGTACGACGTCGGACAGGTCGCGAGTGACACCTTACCTCGGGCCCAAACGATCGGCGGGATCGAATCGGCGGCATGTTCCAGCCAGCCGCATCGCCGCTTTCCTTCCAGACCGCTCTCCCTGCATATGTCGCAGCTCCACGCGGCCTTGTTTCCAAGTTGAAAATGGAACGCGACGATTAGTTTTTTCTTTCTGCCTCGCTCAACCCAAACTGCGCTTTGATCGCCCCCACTACCTCGCGCGCCAGGTCCCCGGGACCCTTTTCGACTAACTGCTCCGCGCCGGCAGGCTCGCCGTCGATGATTAATCCGTCGATCTTCACCAGCCCCCACTGTAGGTACATCGCGTCAATTTCCTGTGCCAGAATGTTGGCCTCAATCTTCTCGTGCAGCTCCGTACCCGCCTCGAGAAACTCCGCCTTCCGGCTAATTTCGCGGACTCGCCGGCTGAGTTCCATGCGACGCCCAAACGAGATGCGGTGGATCGCGAACCTCACTCCCGGTGCTGCTTTGGATTCAATCGAAACTACGCTGTCATAGTGCACGGTCCCATTCGGGGAAATCGCTCCCTGGACCGCCGCGGCATCGCTTCGTTCCTTAGCCAAACGCGACATAAATTTCATCATTCACGCTTCCTTGCGCCCGGCAGCTTTGAAATTGCCACTGCAGCCGCGTCTCTGAATCGTCGAAGGCCGGCACCTCCGGCACCACGCTACTCATATAGATGCCGCATAACTCGCCTTGCTGCTGGCCAAGTTGCAGCATGACGCTGATGGGCACTTTTTGGCGCGCGGCTTGATAGAGTGCCGCGGTGGCCCCGTCGTCCATTTCGAAAATAGTGAGGTTGATAGATACCGTTCGCTGTCCGGGCGCGATCGCGCTAGGCAATATGGTCCCGAATTCCATGGCCCGCAAGTCCAGATTGTTGCTGAACGTTACGGTAGCGGCGGTCAAGGTGTAAAAACGCGCCGGCGAAATGCCCAGCCATACTTGCCCGAGATTCCCGGGAATTATCGAATAGTTAATCGGAGCCACGGTGGGCTCCGCCGGAAACGTCGATAAGCCGAATTGCCCGCTCTCAAAACTGGACGTGTCCACTACGTCCTGGGCCTGTCCGCTGAAATCAAACTCATGGAAGTCGCCGTTGAGTTTTATCGAGAGTGTATCGATAGCCATTCCCCCGAGTATGCGCTGCACCGCTGTCGAGGGGCTCCAATAATCGAAGAGCGTAACGCTCGGAAGACTTTCCGCGGGCTGATACATCGCCGTGGGGCCGGTATGAGAGTTCGCAGGCGGAGTAACGGAAAAGGGGGCATTGAGTTCAACCGTGTCGGCATTTACCACCACAGTCACAAAACGAACCTCTCCGCCACTGCTCACTGCCGCCCCAGGGGAGAGGCCGTGCGGTGAGGTGAACGTCAAAGTCGACGAACCGCTCGCGCTCGCAACGTTGCCGCCGGCCGATTGCGCCGCGGCCGTACCCAGGCACGCCTGAAATAGCGGATCGTAGGGCGGCAGAACACCGGGGTCGTCCCAAGTCGCCATGTAAGTCGTCAATCCGAAGCTGGTCTGTATTCGCAGACCGCCGGGATCGCCGGCAAACGTCCGCGATCCGGTCTTATCCGCGCGCTGGACTTTCTCCGTTTGTTGCTTCGCCGTCAACTTAACGGCCGGGATCCGATTACTCGCGCTTACGGTCGCGGCAACACCGTAGCTTTGCTCCAGAGCCACATAGAACCGATTGTCGTTCGAAAGGATATAGGACATAGAAGCTTAAACTCGTCGTTACCCCGCGCTGATCTCCAGAACAAATGCGACTTTCGCGATTTGCAGAAAGTTTCGCCCGCCGTGCTTCACTCCGCCAAACGTAACCGCGTATCCGCCGTCAAAGAACATTCCGTCGCCCCAGTCGCCGCGGCTATTGTCTAAGACCTGCGTGATGGCGTCCATATAAGCCTGCAAGGTCGTTTCGATCAGATCCAGCCGATCCTGAGACACACGCGCTTCCACAACCATCTGAGCTTCCCCGGAAAATATCCGGAATTTCTCTCGCAGCTGGTTAATCACTTTAGTGCAATACACGTAAACTAGCGGATAATTATCCACCGTGCTCAGATCGGAAACCTCCGGAGTCACGTTCTGCGCGATAATCTGCTGCGCCGTGATCCGAGGCAGGGTCAGGCCCTGCTGCACGTTCAATGCTTCCAGTGCTGCGCCTAAACCGCTGCCGGCGGCCAACACCCCTACGACCTTTTGTGTGCTTGTGCCGGCGATAAACAACATCTTCAACCTCTATTCATGAAACGGTGGTCCACGATGAACCAGGCTGGAACTTGCCCGCTGGGGACCGGCGCGCCCGCACTCAACGCTCCGGTCATGGTCCAGCTACTGCCCAGCGCTAAGGGACTGCCATTTTGGAGAGTCAGCGTACCTGGCGACAGGCCGATATAGACATTCCAGCCAACCGCTATGGGCGGCGGGTCCGGAATTGTCACGACTAGAACCTGACCGGCTGCAGTGGTAAGTGTCGCACTGGCGCTCGGAGCCCCTTCTTGTCCGGCCACACTTACCCAAGTAGCAACCGCGTAAAACGTCTCTTCCGCGGCAGTGCCCGCTACACTGGATAACTCGGGCGTCGGCGCCATCGGAATTGGGTCCGCAACCACGCCGACTCCGAGCTGAAAATACATTTGCGAGCTTGCTTTCGCCAATTGCTGGTATTCATCCCACTTACCTTGATACCGGTCATTCAACTGGTTGTAGTATGCGTCCCGATATACCAAGGCGAGCGTAGCGAGTATGTGCCACTGTTGCAGCGCGTCGGTCACCACTACATCGTCCAAGCCCGTTCGCGGCCTGAAATTCGGCTGGTGATCGCGAAAGCGCGCCCGCCGAAAGAGGAACAACATCAGTTCATTCCCTACATCTTGTTGCGCCAGGGTCACCTTTACCGCGACGTTGATACCCTCTGCGCTGGCGACCGTCAGGACCGACGAATCGTATTCTTGAAGGTCCTGTGCCGAACTGATGGGACCATCGGTGAATAGTGCCATTGCCGCTGACTACCGCTTCTCCGCTCGCACCGAGCTTTTGAGCGCGCGTAAGTCAGCGTCCGAAATCACGTTCACTTGCACCTTGCCCGCCATCTCCCGCTGCCGCGCTTCTTGTGCACCTTTTTCCGCTGCTGCCCGAAATTCCGCGCTCTCTTCAACCGTCGCCAAACGAGCACGCCCCTCTAAGATGAGTCGCGCGGCTATACTCCGTGACACTTCCGCCAATTGCCCAGGCCGCCCTCCATCGGGCGTTTCGTGGCTCACAACCACTACGTGCACGTCCGCGATTTCTCGTTCAATCTTCCGTAGCTTTTGATAAAACGCCCGTAAGTCCATCCTGTCCCCTTTTGCACGCGGACAGACACACTCGCATCCGCCCGCGTCGCGCACTGCTTTCGTCCGCCCCGTAACGACCGGCCGACGCTCTTAGCTGTTGACCTGAACGCCAAACGAGTTCCGCAGAACCGCGGTCCCGTAGAGCACATCGACGGTGAATTGCTGCGCTAGCGTGTTGGGCTGATAACTCATGATCACGCGGATTCCAAAATTACCCATTTCCGCGTACTCGGCGATAGCGCCCGTACCTGGCAGCGGTTGTGGTAGCCGTCGTATCACGAGCCCGATCGCGTCCCTGGAAAACGCCAGATTGTGAGTGTTTACCGGACCGCTACCGGTATACTGCACCAATTGCGATCGAAACACGAAGAAGTCCTTGATCTTGCCTACGGCGCCATCCACCAGAGCGCGCAACCCTGCGTCGCCGGCGGAATAGTATTCACTAAAACGCGGAATCTGTCTGAGAGCCGAGTAACTGATGGGATCAACCACCAGGTACTTACTCGCCGACGCCGGAACCTTCGCTGAAAAGAGCGCCGTCTCCGCTGCATCCACCACGCTCTCCACCAGCGGGACGCCGGCCGTTCCTACCGCTGCATTCGCGCTGAATTGCGAGTACAGGCTCAAAATATCGGTTTCGATCGATTCGGCGATGGCCACCACAGCCGGCTGCATATACAGGCGCAATAAATCCGGAACCGCCAACACTTTGGTCACATCCGGGATCTGGAATGTGGCTTCGGCGTGTGTGTTCAGCACGATCTGTGCGTTTCCTAGATTTGGATTCTGTGCCTGAACCGTCCCGCCTTCAGCGATGTTGTTCGCTACCAGCGTGGGCGGTATCGGCACATTCACCGTATCCCCCGCATTCGCCAAGGTCGGCTCATAATCCCGATTGACTAAGTTGCCCATGACCAAGTTACTAATCAGCGCTGGCAAAGCGTCCACCGCGACTAGCTTCACGATTGCATTCGCTACATTTGCTGATGTAATTGCTCCCATTAACCTTTACCTCGTTTCATTGTTTTCAGACTTACACCGGGTAACAGTCCCTTGAGCCGGCTCCCGGCGCCCCTTTTCACATGCCTCGCAGTGCTTGACTTGCCACTCGCGAGACTTCCTGGCGAACCTTCTCCAGTTCCTCCGGACTCATGCCCGGCCGAATCTTGTCCAGATTAAATCCGCCTGTATTCGAGGCAACCTTCGGCCCCGATCCCATCCCCGATCCACCTGTCATGCGGGCGGGTAGCAATTCGGGATTTTCCTGCACAAACTGCGTCAGATAGTCCCGAAGAGAAACTTCTCCGGGCCCGCTCCGCGCAATCAGCTGGCCGTCGTCGCGCCGCTGAATGTCGTCCTTCACCGCGCGATAGGCCAGATCCAGCTTCGCCACACCCAATCGTTGTAGCTCCGTGCGAATCGACGAGCTGCGCTCCGCCTCGTCCGCCATCTGCCGGCTGCGGTGATTTTCTTGAACCAAATCGTTCACTCGCTTCTCTAAGTCCTCGCGCCGCTTGCGCTCCTCCAGCAGCTCCGCCTTATACGCGGGTTCCGCTTTCACCTGCTCTGCCTGCACAAATTCTTCAATCACGCCGCGTATTAAAGTACGCAGCTCCGCTCCATCCGTCTTTTCTTCGTCCATATCTTTCACTCCTGGTCGATCTCGCGCCCGATCTGGTCTTTTACCTCTTGCCGCACGTCGCACAAGAATTGAAACGCAAGCTTTTTGTAAACTTGTTTTCGCAGCGTCGGTGAATTCATCCCCAAACTCAGCAACTGCTGAGCATCCGCTAATTCCGTCCCAAAATCCCCTATATCGAACTCATCCATGCCGGAGACATCGATGCTCAGCCCATCCTCCCGCGCCGTGTCCACTGCCCGAAGCACGCGCTTCATCGAATCTTTGATCGCATCACCGTAGGCCCGCAACACCTCCTGCGTAATGGCGTAATCGCGCTGTTTACTTACACCCGATTGAACTGCGTTTCCGGAGAGCGATCCTCCCGCGTGGGTCACGTAGCAAACTCTGTAAATCTCTTCCTGCAGCCGGGTCAGATTGTCCGCGGCAATCTGGTAGACCGTGCCTTGTGGCTCGGTCCATCCGAAACGGTCTTGCGGGCCCAGTTGAATGTAGTAAGATTCTCCCATCACCTGATCCCAATCGCGCTCTGAATAAACCACTGGCATAGCGAACAGGCCCATCGTCAGCGCCCACCCCAGAGCATTCGATTTGTTGAAGTGTTCCAGCTGTAATGTGGCGGCTTTATTCAGCAGCCACAGCCCCTCCGATACGCGCAACTCGACCAGCGGAACACGTGCCTGCTTTGCCAGCCCATGCCTTCCTTCGGCCACAACTTCAATTGGGCCGCGATCGGTTCCACCGTCGGCCTGCTCGTAAATCCGGTACTTCTCTTTGTCGTAGTAAACCCAACGAGTCTGCTTTGACCAGCCTGCGTCCTCCAACCGCTCCTTGCGGAGGCTCTGTGTTCGAAGCACCACCCACTGGTACTGACCGTGTTCGTCGTAACTCCAGTTAATAAGTTCGTCCGCCGCGTAACCTACTAAGTACGCTCTGGACGCGCCGCGCTCGTCTTCCTCCGCGCGCGTTCCCACTGGCTCGTTCATGCGCGGAAAATCGATCAACACGCAACTCTTGCCGCACACCAGCGCCTCCACGAATTGCCGGCGGAAGAACTCGGCCAGGTTCGTCCCTTTCAGATCGCAGTCTTCCGCGAATTGCCCGAAGAACTTGCGGGAGCGCTCGCTCTTTCCTTCGTAAGTCAGGACCGGTTCGCGCCGGAACAACGTCGCTGTATACCAATCCACGATTGAACCGATGTAGTTTTCGTAAAAACTGCGGCTCAGCCTCTCGATATAGACGTCTCCAGGCTCCTTCTGCCGGCGAACCAAGTATTGATCCGCGTTCACCCTGAACTGTTCTCCCCCCGCGTACAGGTCTCGATACTGGCGCCACATCGCGCGCCGGCACGCGTATTCCGGATGTTCGTGATTAATGTCTTGGCTAACTGTGACTAAGTTCATCGGGTTCTCGTCCGTCTAAATCAACCGCCTGCTTTGTTCTCCGAACTTCGTTCCGGGCCGGTATTCTTGCCACAGTAAGTAACCCAGCGCGTCGGACAAGTGGGTCCTTTTCGAATCTCTTTCCTTGTCGATGATTCCGCTGTCTGGCTTATAAGTCACTTCCTCTAAGTCAGTCACCAGACCCGTGCACCGTGGATGTACAAGCAGCCGGACTTCCTCGTTCGCCGAGAACAGCTTTGCGTTCACCAGAGCCACGCGCTCGCGGACACTCGGATTGCTTGGAGGGACGCGGAACTTCAGATTCCTGTGTGCCGTCTGGCGGAAGTACTCCTTGATGATCTGGTAGTCTGTGGTCCCAGCCGTCTGCAATCGCTGCCCGGAGGCATCTCCGTACACGACAATTCCGGCCTGGTGGTTCGGATAGCGCGTTTGGAACTCCTCGCAGGCTTGCATCGTGCTCGCGCGGCTCAGGACCACTTCATCCAGCACCCGGATCTCCTCTCCCACCCTCTGCGCGACAATCGAACTCATCGGATCCACATTGAAGTCCAGAGCCCAGAACAATGGCAGCCTGGTATCGACTTCAACTTCCCTGACGTTCCGCAACCGCTTGAATGCCCCGTAAACCGCGCCCGACTGCACATTCAAGTACTCTCCTAACGCTTCTTGTTCAAAGAATTTCGCGTCGTAGCTTTCCTTCAAGCGGTCGTAGAAATCCGGGACTCTGTCAAGCACGTGCCGATTCTCAAACGGCTGCGCCAGTACTACTTCGTACCCCGCAACGACGTTTCGAACAAACCTCCGATATACCCAGTCAAAGCCCTTCGGCGTCCAAACCGCGAACCCGCACAGCCGCGATGCGCGGGGATCCCGCAGGCGTCCTTCCAGGCGCAGCCACGCTTCCTCGGCCGTGTACGTAAGCTCATCCAGCCCAAACCACGCCAGGTTAGTGCCCCGCAATCGTTCGAAATCGTCCACCGCTCGAAAATAGATCCGCGACCCCGTGTCCTTCATCAACAGCACCGATTCGGCCTTATTTAATTCGTGCCGGATTCCATTACTGTTGAGTACATCGAGAAAGCTGGTTAAAGTCGCGTCCCGCAACATGGGGTAAGTCGGAGCCCCAATTAATCCTTGCCGCCCCGGATTCAAGTAACTCAGCCGAATCGCCTCTTGGCACAACGCTTGGCTCTTACCCGATCCAATGGGACCCGAAAAGCCTTTAAACCTCGCCGTCGACCGGTGGAACTTACTTTGTGATGGAAGCGGTACATAGTCTATTTCAATTCGCCGCGTTCTTCCGCTGGCTCTTTCCACGTGACGATAATCTCCCTCGGCTGCTCCTCTTCCTCAAGCTCGCGTTCAAGCTGTGTCAGCCGGATGAAATCCGCCAGCGTTACCTTATTCGTCTTGAAATCGAGGCGCTCTTCAATGTCGATCAAAAGCTTGCTGATTCGTTGCTTGCGGCTGCCTCTCCGCCGCGATACTTGGGCTGCCAT